GTCTCAATCAAGTTACCGTGCTCACCAACTGCTACGGGATTGTCCAGATAGTTTTGGATCTCTTCCTTGTAAACAGCTATCTCAGCTTTGTAAAGCTTCATGAGCGCGTTGATCTTAGGGTCTATCACTGTATCCATCCTCCAGTAATTGTTTGTACTTACTAAGGTACTCCTTGTAACTCAAGGGTGCCTCTTGTTGCTTGATCTTATCATTCATGTAACTGGCCCACATCTGCATACAGTAGTTACTAAACAACATAATCTTGTCATCCTGTTCCCTATAGTATACCAGATAGTCATGCCAGTTGGTGTACTTTTTTAGCTCAGGTATATAGAACTGTGCTCTGTATACTGGGTGTTCATCCTTCACAGCTTAAACACTCTCCGTCTTCGAGGTTGATTCTAGGGATTTTGATGTTAACATTCTCTGTATTTCTAGCCGCTGTAGTTCGCAGGTAATACATAGATTTGAGTTTGTTAGCTCCCGTCCAATGTACATGATTAACATATTCCAGATACTCATCGTGTACCTCCTGTGGTGCTGTAGCCGGTGGTGGCTCAAAGAATAAGTTTACTGACTGTGCTTGGCAGACGTACTTCTGTCTTTGGTAGGCGTGTTCGATAACCCAAATCTGGTTAAGTTCAGGCGCTGTCTTGAAAACTTCTTTTTCTTCTTCCGATAGTTCCGATAGGTCTTTAACAGAGCCTTCAGCAGCAGCAATATCTTTCCACGTTTCTTCGGTGTTGATACCTTTACTTTCAAGTAGTTCCTCCAAGTATTTATTTTTTACTTTAAATGAGCCTGTTAAAGTTTTGTGCGTAAATACGTTAGCCCTTGTAGGCTCAATACTAGGACTTGTTCCACCGCATATAATACTACTACTAGCATTAGGGGCAATAGCAAGCAGATGGGAATTACGCAAGCCACTACCAGCCATGTCAGGAGCCTCCCCACGGTTTCCAGCCAAACTTCTGGAAGCATTTTCAGCTCTTTCTTTGATTGTTTTAAACGCTCTATTGTTAAAGCTGGAGGCGTACATTCCCTCAAAAGGGATTCCATTACGTTGAAGGTAACTATGAAAACCCATTGCTCCAAGACCGACCGCACGTTCTCTATATGCGCTATAAGCGGCTTTTGCAAAGCCTTTTTTACTAGGTGGAACATAAGTTTCAAATTCCTTAAAATCTAATTTTCTTGGTTTAGGGTTTTTTCTAAGATTATAAATAGCATAATAGTGCTCTTTATTTGTAGCATTAGTTACAAAATGTTCTATGATGTTATCAAGCATTGTTATTAGATCAGCAATAAACTGCTCGTCATCTTTCCAATCATCAAAGTATTCTAGGTTAACACTAGATAAGCAGCACACTGCTGTACGATCTTCACTGGTTGGTAGTGTAATCTCAGAACATAGGTTGCTCTGTCGTACCTCTAGCCCTATGTCCTTCTGTAGCTGCGGTAGGGCCTCATTACAGCGGTCTAGGTTAACAATGTAGGGTTCACCTGTCTCTGCTCTGGTGTGTACTAGCTGCCACCACAAGTCCCTAGCGGATACAGTCTTGACTGCCTGCTTAGACTTAGGATCTATTAATCTCCAGCTATCATCAGACATGACGGCGGCCAAGAATTCGTCTGTGATTGTAATTCCATTGTGAAGGTTAAGGCACTTACGATTAAGATCGCCCCCAGTAGTCTTTCGCATAGCGATAAACTCCTCCACTTCTGGGTGGCTAATGTCCATATACGCTGCATAAGATCCTCTCCTTGTTATGCCTTGGTTGAAGGCAAGCATTTGACTATCTACGACATGCATGAAAGGTATGCTGCCAGTAGACTGACTACCGTTAGAAGTTGAAACGCCATTACTTCTAACAGCACCCCAATATCCACCCAAGCCTCCACCTCCACTAGCAAGCCATATGTTCTCATCATAGTGATCAGATAAACCACGCCTTGAATCAGGAACATAATTGAGAAAGCAGCTAATAGGTAAGCCACGTGTGGTTCCCCCGTTACTAAGAATAGGAGTGCTAAAACCGAACCAGCCCTTGCTTGCGTAGTCATAAAGCCGCTGTGCAAGATCGAAGTCAGTATGTCCTTGATACGTTGCGCCATAGACCGACGCTCTGGCGAAGGCTTCTTGTGCATGTGTCTCTTCCTCCCAGAAATAACGGTCTTTTAATGTTTCAAGAGAAAACACATTAAAATCTTTTTCTCTATCGTAGTCAATTTCTATCCCCAGATAGTTCTGCTTGCCAATCTTTGATGTCATCCAAATCATCCTTCTCTTTTAACTGGGCTTGTCTGTAGCCCTTAGTTCTTGCTTTACTTTTAGATTTCTTTTTCTTCTGAAACCTCTCAGCTCTTTCTGCTTTCCTATCCCAACTTGTCACCCGGATGCTCCAACATGTAACGAATCAAACGCTCTTCATACCAACGGGCCTTACGTAAGTCTTCTATAGGCTTACCTTTGTAACGACAACGCCAGTTATATTTCAGTGCATTACCACGCAAGTATCCAATGTACTCATCGTGTGTAAGCATACCTTGGATAGCATCAATACATTCCATACCGCCATTGTTGTAATGCTCTGGCCTATGTACAGGATCAAACTTATAATCTCCATATAGGGGATGATCATTAGGATCATTGTTATCATCATAGATATGATTCCATGTGTCGGCTACAGGTGTTGCGGTTTTTTTCCTAAGTGCATTCCACTCTTCTGGTGTTGCGTCATCAATGCTCATTGCATCTCCACAGTTAGTTTATCATTTCGTTTTTTAAACTCTTCAGAGTCTTTAGCTTTAACATCAATCCAACTATCTGGGATTGTGTCTTCACTAAACCACCTAAAGTCATTAGCCCAAGCCCACTCACCGTGTGATCTTTTAGTGCCGTCTTTACGGCGCTTAGCTCCCGGCATAGGGGCATCGGGATTTGCAAACAAGAATACCAACTCAGTATCTTTGGGTAATTTTTTTCTTACCCAAATATATTTATTATATTCTTGGAAGTCCCAGAACCTACCTTTAGATTCTAAAAGGATTTTTTTACCTTCAATATGGCGAACAAAGTCTGGCTCATACTTGTGCTCAATTACATAAGGTACTTTATCTACATGGTGCTTCCAATCTTTTAAGATTGATTCGTGAAGAAGCGCCTCCCATATAGAATCATACTTATTACCGTCAGGCTTTATAAGTTTTTTAGGGCGCGGTACTCGTCTTTTCCTAGCGCCTGATTTAATTTTTGCCATAGATATACTTCCTATAGCTGTTATTAAACATTGTATAATCTATATTGTTTAAAGTGTGCCCATCTTTTATCATTTTTTTGAGCACGGACACAACCCAAGATCGGGTGTATATACTTTTATATAATGTTTTATTGTTGTAGATATACTCTTGTTGGGACAAGAAATCTTCTACGTTGGCAGGCGTAATTTTATTTTGGTCTTCTTCGGGGACTAAAGTGTGCATCCAAGCAGCTAGAATATCTAGACTTTTTTTACGGATCAACTTCATAGTTTTACTGTTCAACTATAACTTCCTTAACTCTAGGGGCGTTAACAACTTTGGTGAAGTACGTCAGACCTTTAGAGTATTCAAATACCCTAAGCCCCTCACCATCATTACTGTCTGCCCAGCAATTAAATTTATGGGGACAAAACACGCAGGAGCGTGGTAGCTTTTCGTTACCTTTTACTCCTTCGGGTATAGGATTATAGCATTTTTCTGGAGGGGAGTCAAGCTTTATAGCCTTCTTTAAGTTTTTTATTTTACTTTTAATAGAAGGCTTATCCATATCATCAGGGCGGAACAGACACAACTCTCCGTTTTCTTTGTTGATCACAAGAAAGCCGCCTGATTCTGTCCCTTCATGGGCCTCGTATCCCGCTAACTGCGCCATGTATCCGAAGTCATCTTGTTCTGCTAAAGTTCCTTGTGCAAACTTTTTGAATGCAAAACCAGAAGCAGTCTTTACATCAACTACTTCACCATCAATTTTACAGTCCATGTGGCCTGTAATCCCCTCCACTACAACTTCTTTTTGCTCATCAGTTACTGTGTGCCCAGCCAAACGCACAAGCATAAGAAGTAATTCCTCTAGAATATGTCCGTAAAGAAATTTAATTTGCGTGGAAGCTGAATGTTTTTGTGCATGATTACTACTATTAATATCATACCAAAGCTGCCTTGAAGGTTTCCCCACGTTACTCATACGCAGCCCCTTTGTTTGTGTCCTAGGCGTAGCCCAGTGTACCAAAGCGGACTTCATATTCTCACCAAAGTTATATATTATATCATCAGTAAGATCAATATCTTTACCTTCAGACAGTACATCAAGGGTAGAGTATATGTCCTCTACTAAAGTGTCTAGAGTTTTAGAAGAGTTCAAGCTGCCCTCCCTCATAAAATAACTTATCAAGTTCATCAACAGCTACGGCAGATCCCATATAAAACCATTCTCCTTTACGTCCACGGCCCTCTAGGGTAAGCGCATTGTGTGCCTTACTCTCAGCCTCTCGTCTATCAGAAACTTTATAAGATTTTACAATTTCATAGTCTCTATAAGGTGATGATGTTTGATATTGTTTTAATCTATCTTTAGAATCTACAGCCATACCTACCTTAACCCAGCCCGGAAACGAAGGGTTATACATAATATATACTTCTCCTTCTTTAGATCTTTCATAGTTTTCTAAAGAACTAAAAGCAGCATCAGTAAAACCTTTGTATCTTCCGGGCTTGTGTAAAGGATGAGCTTGTGATATATAATTACCATCTACCCACATTCTATTAGAGTTTCTTTTTTCTTTAACAGAAGTTCTTTCTCGGATGTGTCCCCCAGTATGGATACTGGAGCCATCTTCGGGGTAGTAATACCACCAATCCCCATCCTCAAAAACATGCTTACCTGTTCTAGTGTGTTTCTGACCAGTTGCTTCCGACATGATAATCTCCATCTAGCGGACAGTTAAGTCCTAATTGTACACCGGCTTCTATTATAGCACCGATACCTAAGTTTCCCACAGTGTCAGCTATAGTTTCTTCTGCTTCGACCTGCCATTCATCGTGGACATTGGCGACAACAGAAGCATCTAAATCTTTTATTTTGTCTGAAAAAATAATTAAAGCTTTCTTCATAACAATAGCACCGGCACTTTGCAACAATGTATTCAAAGCTGAATGCTCACTGCGAACAATAAGCTTGCGACCATCAATACCTTTTATGTATCCTTTCTTGGATGCTCTTCCAACTTTATCTTTAAGAGATTTGAATGATGGAAGATTATCGAAGAAAGATTTTCTAAGTCTTGCACCAACGTCCCTACCTCCTCCAGCCACGCTTCCAAGTTTAGGATCTCCTGCTCCGTATAAGAGGGCATATATAAATGTCTTTGCCTGATTTCTAGATTCAAGTCCTGCAAGCTTTTGGTTAGCTGTGTGGACATCTCCGTTAATGATTTCATTTGTGTACTCCTGATCGTCCATATAATGTGCAAGCATTCGCAACTCAAGACCACTAGCATCAATACCAACAAGCTTGTAGCCTTCGGGGACAGTCCAACAAGCCCGACATTCCTTACCGTACTCAGAAGATAAGCTAGGAACTTGGGCCATGTTGGGACTGTTGTGTGTCATCCGTCCTGTAATAGTACCGTTAGAATTTATATATCCCCTTACTCTTGAGTCATCGTCACACTCTTTTAACCACGAAGTTATAGAAGCTAAACGCTTTTGTAACATTAAGTATCTTGAGATCAATTGTGCTTGAGGTATATTTTTTATTTTATTTAGTACACTTTCATTAACGATAGGTTGTCCTGTTGGTGTAAACTTTTTTGGTTTCCAACCAAACTCTTGTAAGTACTCACCTATTTGTTTTCTTGATCCAAGATTGAAAGGATGAGACATAACTCTTTTAAGTTTTTTATTACCACATATTTCGACATACTCGTCATCGGATAGTCTTACTCTTTTATTTAACTCTCGGCACTTAGCAAACTTAGATACGGCTCCATCTGCATTGTAAGCGATACGAAGAGTGAACACTTCTTTTTTAGGCTTGAATACTTTATGTACTTCACGCTTAACATCTTCAAGCTCTTCTTCAAACTTAGCTTCTAAAGTCATGGCATATTTTCTATCAAGAAGTATACCTTTATTCCTTTGATCATCTATTAATTTGTAAGCTTCGTGTTCTATTTCTACCGACAAAGCAGAGAAACCTTTGCTTTCTCTTTTAAGATATTCGTAAACCTTAGCGTTCACCATCACGTCATTGATACAATACTTCATCATCTCAGGTGAGTACTCATCAAATTCTACATGTTCTGTTTTCCTATGACCAATCCTAAAGCCCCAAGACTTTAAGCTATGGCTACCCTCGCGGGTAGGATTAAGAAGACGAGAAAGAATTAATGTATCTCTAAGAATACAATTTTCTGACAGGTCTACACCATAAAGTTTTTGTATTGCAGGGACATCGAAACCTATAATGTTATGTCCAATAAGTTTGTCGGCAGTAGACAAAAAAGCTACACCCTCTTCTAGATGATCAGGATCAAAGGTGTGTACCTTTTGAGTATCTACATCATAAGCAACAATACACCATGCTTTTGTATAATCTAGACCATCTGTTTCAATATCAAATACTAAATTTAAAATGGTATGTTATCCTCTTCATTAAAGAACTCGTCGGGCTGCTCATCAAATAATTCTTTGAGCCTTCCTGTGTCATTATCATACAACAAGTGTGTCGCCATACCTACATCTCCAGTGTATCTAGATTTAAGAACACGAAGGTGTGTGGTGTTTGCCTCTTGTGGATCGTCGCTTTGTTGATTGCGCTCCAAAGCAATCACACAGTCACTAAGCTGTGCTATAGATTGGCTGCCTCTAAGGTGCGACAAGCCTACTGTAACACCCTGCTCATGCCCCTTGTTCCCCTCTACACGTCGGAGGTGGGATACAAGAATCATGCCTGCCCCTGTCTCTTCTACTAGAGATCTTAGTCGAGTCATAATGCTATCAATAGCCCTACGCTCATCGCCGTCAGCCATAGAAGATACGAGCATGTGCAAGTGGTCTACTACAATCCATTTACAATCACAACCTATAGTCAAGTAGCGCAGCTTAGAAAATATTTCTTCGATGTCGTGCTGGCCTAAGTGAGAGTAAATCCACAACCTATCTTTAGCTTCACCTTTGAATAAGGCAGCATGGTGCTTACGCCAATCTTCTTCAGGGAACTCTTCACGTATTTGATTGATGTAAAGTTTAGCATTGGCTTCGATAGAGACAATACCATCCACGGTACGATTTTTGTTTTCTTCCAACGCTAGAATACCTACACGATCTTTAGTATTCTTAATAAGAAAGTGTTCAATTTCTCTAGTGATAGAAGACTTACCAAGTCCCGTGCCTCCGGTCAAAGTAACCAGTTCGCCCTGTCTCATACCGTAAAGCTTTTCATTGAGGCCATCCCAAGGATAAGGTACAGACTCTTGTTTTTCCCTAGAGAAATAACTATCGTCCATATCAGAGACATTGATAATACCCGAAGGTGTATACAACCTAGCTGCCCACCAAGATGTCACATAAGCCTGCCTACTGTTTTGCCGAAGCATATCATTAGGATCTTTGAACTCTTCTGGCAGCGTAAGTATTTTACTTTTGCCGGGGCGTAGTATACGTGCTACTTTTTTAGCAGCCTCGCGTCCTACTTTGTCGTTATCAAAATTAATAACTACGCAGTCAAAAGATTCTAAAAACTCTAAGTTTTCTTTGACATCTTTGACCGCACCTCCCGCGCCATTCTTTACAGATACCACAGGCCATTTAGAACCAAGCAATTCATAGGCCGCCATCGCATCGCACTCTCCTTCAACAAGGGTAACGAACTTACCGCCAGCCTGAAAGATTTGTTGCCCGAACAAGCCCGTGTTTTTAGGGGAGCCTTCCCAAGCAAAGTCTTTGTTCTGCACGTTGCGTATTTTAGCGCCGCCCATTTCATTGCCATTGTAGTAGGGGTAGAAATGATTAATTACTTTTTGATTTGAATCAAGTATAGATTTTACACCGTACTTTTTTACAGTTTCCAAAGAGATTGAACGGTCAGCCAGTGCGTTGAAAGAACCATCACTATAGTTCATTGCATTACGTTTATAAGTTTTAAAGTCTGACACAGGGGCAGTGATAGTATCACCTCCTTCATAGTTTTTTAGATATGTATTACAACTAAAACAGTAGCCGTTACCATCAGCATCCACAGATACAGGGTCACTGCCACCACATTTATTACAAGGCAAATGAAATTTAACAAACGCCAAAGTATAACCTCCAAAAATAAAGGGGCCGAAGCCCCTATTTATTAGTCGATACCGTCAAGACTTTCTTGTTCAGGAGCAGTGAGTAACTCCTCCAATTCCTTGGAGAAAGTTATCTCTGCTGCCTGTAACACGGCAAGTCTTTTTTGCAGAGCGGCACCCTCGTCACGAACTTCTCGGACAAAGCCTACAAGTACTTGTCCCCTCTCAGGGAGGTCAGCAACATTGTATTCTTTATCCTCAAAGGTCAAAGTGTTTGTGGCTTCTTCACTCAAAGCTCTGCCTCCTCTTCACCTTCAATGTCGAACTCATCGACATCGCCGTTATTGTATTCAACAAGATTTAAGACTTGCATTTTCATAAAGTCAAGACCTTTGAAAGTCTTTCCATTCCATTGCGATTCCCATTCTTTATATTGCACTTTGACATGCGATCCGTTACCGACGTTGACATCAATTTCTTGTTTGAGTCTATCCATAAGAACAGGTGCTCTACGAACCATACCATTTGGCCCATTGACTTTACGTTTAATAATGATGGCGGGGCCTTCATTCATTTGCTTGACAGTGAAACCACGGTCTTCAAATGCTTGCGCCGTCTCATTATCTACAACTAAGTTGACCGTGTAGCACGGATCATAAGTTGTGTTAGGGGTAGTAACAAAAGCCCAATATGCTGTGCCTTCTAGTACTGCCATTTTTATACCTCTCGTTTGGTTTTGGTGGGGAGATTATACATTGAGTAAGGAATCATGTCAAGCATAATTTCTTTCCCATTGCAATTTTCTTTTTTTCAATCCGTTTTCACGGGCGAGTTTACTGGCATCACAACGTGCGGCGTACCAATAAATAGATTTAAGTTCCTCCTTTAAAGCTCTGATAGTTAAGGTTATTTTACCCTTGCCGAACAAGGGCACGACTGTGCATTTCTTACTTCCTATTTTAATTTTACACATTCGCCAGCCATCCAGATAATACCAAGTTGAAAACTCATCGCTGCGTTTAGGGTTCAACAAAAAACTTTTAAGTTTTAAAATATCTTCTACCATTCACCTAGCCTTTCAATAAACTCAGAGAACAAAACAGATAAGTCTCCATCTTTAATTTTCCAGCAGCCTACTTCGGAACATCTTTCTTCTACGAAAGAAATGAACCGATGTTTAATCCTATCCGAAGGTGGGCTGGCACCGATTCGCAACGCAAACAATTGGCACCACCAATCGTCTATCTCACTACAAAATTCTTCTCGTGGGTCAGTAGCACTCATTGACATCCTCCAGTTGGGTTTTCAAATAAAGTCTAACAAAAGATTCAGGAAATTCCTCGCCATGTTTTAACATTAAGTGCAGCGCATCTTCTTGCATTTCATCACTGACATCTTCAAACCCACAATAAATAGTGGAGTAATAAAGAATATGATTACACATGTCTATAAGGTTTTGCATTAAGGATCGCCTCTATCTATACCTGAGTTTTTCACAATACGATTAACAGTGGAGGCAGCAAGATTTAATTTATTACAAATTTTAACTTGGCGATACCCTTCCCTGTGTAGTTTTAAAACACGAACAGTATTTACTGTAGGTGAGGTCTGTCTTCCGATAGGCCAGTACCTATTGATAAATATGTTATCAAGATTACGTTGACAATTAATAGCTTTATAAAACATTGAACTCACGAAGTTTCCTTTCTCTCGTCATATTTATCTCCCCAAAACTCTATATCGTCGTGCAAATCTTTTAGGGTATCACGGGCATCAGTAAGCCGATCATATCTTTCAAGACCTGCGGAAGGGACTTTCTCCCTTTGTCTTTCATAGTGTTTAACACGTTCCATTAAAGTGTCTTTGATCTCAGCCAGTATAAGCTCACGCAACTGACCTTCAAAATACTCGACGGTACTACTGTTAAGTATAAGCGCATCACGACTCTTAGAATGAATCACAAAATGATTTACAAATACATCTATATTATCCAACGGTCACAACCTCCAACTCAGTTTCAATCCAAACTTTAGCGCCACACGGTAGAGGGTTATCGGGGCAGTAGTAAACACTTACCAGTGGCTTACCTTCAGAGTCTACAACAGCGGCATGGTTAGCCTTTCTATTTTGTTTGTAGTCTTTGACAGTAATCACTGGCAACTCAGCACCCTTGGCGTTAGCCTTGATGTTATGTTGATTAACATGGATTCTAGTTTTCATTAAACATCCTCAGTAATCTGACCATTAGGAAAAACTTCAGTATAGCCTCTAATTTCAGTAGAGATTATCCTGTTGTCATAATCTGTAAATGAGTAGTCACAGCAATAAACTACATCTTCAGAGTCAACATTTTCTTCAACTGTAAGAGCTACTTCAACAAGAATTTTTTTAGTTTTCATACAATTCCTTATCTGTACTGGTATTGGAAGGAGCAGTTTAACACCATGCTCAGGGTGTCAGGAGTTAGGCTGCCATTGGGAACTTTGCTATTACTTGTTGTACCTTTTCAGATTTCTTGACTTGAGCCACTGGAATGTCTCTTGTATTCTTTCGAGTACCTACATGATGGCTTGACCAATCAGTCAAAGCATTGTAGACAGCCCAGTAAGTTCCACCCATTGTTGGCTTGTATCTTCCATTGTATTGGTGCCAAGCATAAACCAAAGAAGAATTATTATAGGCCGTCGGCATAGCCATGATTGAATAAGTATCCTCACCTTCTTTTAGTTTACCAAGTGCAAACTTAGAACCTGTCGCCTCTGCAATATAACTAAAGGCTTCTTTGCGACCAACAGGAGTATTAGACCACTCAGCCCAGATCTCATTTTGAGTATCGAGGATACTCATTATCTTATTCATTTGGTGAGCGCCTTGATCCACACTGAGCTTGTTGGTATGTCGAGCTTTGTAGATTCCAGCGGTCTGCCCAAGGAATACTTGATGGTTTGTGCAAGCATTTTGCAATGCTCCAACAGTCGCTTGGTAGGGCCATACAGAATTGAATGAATTGATGTGGAGCATCTCAAGAATAGCCGTGTCGCCATCGGGAGTTGTGATCTCATGGTTAGGCAACTGATGCCGCACAAAACAAACTGCACCATCATCTCCCACTTGAATAGTTTCTTTAATGTTCCGAAGGCTCAAGTTGCTGCGCTCCAATACATTACGAGCAGTGTCAATCATTTTAGTATGTGACACTGGCTTGTAGCGGTCGCCGTGGATAGCCAGAGCATCGCCGGTATCTTCGCGGTAGTAAACATGCTTACCCTCAAGTTTAAGTATACCACCAAATTTATCTGTGCCGCTTGCCTTATATAATACTGGCGTAGAGACAACTTCAAAGTCTGCTTCGCCGTATCCAGCATTTCGCAGATTATCAACTTCTGAATTGTTTCCAAACAAAAAACTAACTGTGTTCATACGAACTCCTGATTATAAAATTATGAGTTGCCAGCTGCTCATTGCCACTCTTTAAAGGCTCCACAAGGGAGGTGGCGGGTCAGGCTTCACGGTGCCTCCAACCGTACCCCTAGAAAAACTAGGAAGGTCGTAAGACCTCCTTCCTAGTTTTCTAGGGAGAATCTTAAAGTATTTTAACTGCGATGTCAAGCGACCAACTGTAAATTATTAGGGTCTGCAAAGAAATTCAGATCGCCTTGCCCCTTGAGTCTTTCTAGTTTTGTAGATCCTTTGCGTGTTAATTTACCGACGGTGCCCTCCTCATCTAAAAATCTCAAGTCGGTGGCATCAAAGTCTGCTAACTCTACAGTATTACCAAACAACTGTATATTATTAGGTATCTTGAACTCGCCTTTGCACTCTTTAGTATTAAA